GCTACTGTGCTATCTAATACTGTAGTATCTACTATAGCTCGAACATAACCGCTAACAATAGTTCCTATACCAAATGTGGAACTATCTCCAATTGCTTTACCATTAGCGTAAATTACATTTACCGAACCGCTATCTATAAATTCATATTTTGCCCAACCATCCAAAGTAAAGTTCGTTACATCTAAATTAGAATCATCTGTAATTTCAGCAAATCCTACTCCATCAAGATTAAGACTTTGCTCTCTACTTCTTAGCTTATTAGATAATATATCAAAGCCGGGATTGTTTATATCTGTAGTTAAAGTACCCTGATAATTTGTTGTTACCATACCTACAGCCTCCGTCATTCTGTATGCAGAAGGAAGATTGTTGTTTGGTAATTCATCTAATTCCATCTGAGCTCCCCAAGCATAAATTGAACCATTACCATTAGATGGGTTGATTTCTACTGAATAATTACCTGTAGTTGTAGAATCAAATCCAAATGAAACCCTAAACCAATTCACTTCTTTTATAGATACATTTGCTATTTCTATATATGAATTATCGGGTGTACTTGGAGTCTGCCAATCCAACACTCCAAAAGCTATCATTTCAGGATTACTAACACCGGTAAAAGTTATTGAATGACTCACGAAGTTTGATGTGATAGCTATATTATCAGAAATAGCATTGGCTGCTGATTCAAAATCAGTTGATAATCTTATATTACCTGAAGCATTACCTCTTAAATCAAATTTAACGACATACGTTTTTCCGTCAACCATAGAAGAACCGGTGTCTTGAATAACAAATTTACTCCTCCAATCTCCACTTTGGTCATTTACTAATTTTAAAACATTATCTGAAACTGAAATAGAAGCAAGTTGTCCTAATGAGTTATAGTTACTAACCTCCCAATCTGTAGTTCCGTTAGAAAAGTTTCCATTAGTAATTATTTCAGGATTATCTAAAGCAAAAGGGGTAACTGTTGGTGTATATATAGTTGAACTACCTGACGCTTGTTGGGTTAAAGTCAAATCATCCCATGTAAACTCTGCAGCCCAAAGTGCTCTTGCTGAATCTTTAACTCTAAATTTAGTATAATCACCACTTGCTATGTTTTTGTCTCTTATAAATATACTCCAAACATATCTTGAAGACGCAGTAAGAGGAATTGAACTTTGAGTAACTAAAGAGGCACTTGATAGAGAATTTAATGTGTCAGCATAAAATGAGTTAGAAGGACTAAGTATTGTATCACCTAATGCTGTTGCACTACCTGATTTTACCCAAGCAATATTATTAAAAGTTTGAGAAGCTAACAGTAAATTTGTACCCTCACTCCAATCTTCCATACCTAATTGAGGGACAACACTTTCACCTGTAGTCCACGTGGGTGCAGTATCAGGCTTTATTTGACCTACTAGTTGAGGAGTTTCACGAACAGACACATTAGATATACTTAGTATATTTGATGAATTTTGAGCAACCTTAAATGCTATATCACCTCCTAAAGCTGCATTAAATAAAATAACTTTATCGCCTGTTGTAGTAATTTCTGTTATTTGTGTATCACTTGGATAAGCTATAAGTTCTTTTGTCCCTGAACCGGAAACAGCATCTACAGTAAAAGTTGCTTTATATTTTTTATTTTCAATTAAAGTTCCTTGTGTAATTTGTGATGTAGTTGAAGAACCTCCCTTTATAGTTGCTACATTAGAGTTAGACACTGAATAACTATCACCATCAAATGATGCAACCTCTTGCACTATAAATGAACTTAAAGTAACCGTCCCTCCCGAAGGAAGAGGTAAATAAATTTCGTTGCTTGTTACGGTAGCAATAAAAGTTGTTGAAAAATCTCCTGCCGTTGTTTGATAGTATAAATCACTATTTGATGGGTTTCTAACTTGAAATAGATTATCTGTTGTACCAACAATAGAAAATTTATAGGTAGTACCGGAAGTTACTAAATTTTTATAAATACCCCCTCCTGCTGCAGTAATACTATATGAAGTCGCACTATTAAAAGTTACAGTACCT